AAACATCAAAAACTCTTTAACACTGTTTTTAGTGTATGAAAGGCTAAAAGGAGCCAAGTAATCGGCTGGAAGAGTAAGGTATTGGGAATTAGTAGGGTCTGATGAATATGAAGTTAAAACGCCTGTGGAGTTTTTTCTAAAAACCTCAAGTTGAGCAATCTTTAGTATCCGTTCTTCTGCATTTTTTATAAAAATATCTAAACTATTCACAAAAGTTGTTTCTGTGTTTTCAGTGTAGTTCTGAATAGCTGTTTTTAGTTCTGCATATGTAAAGCTCATGATTCTGTCACCGTAACGCTGCCAACTAATCCAGTTGCGACTAAGTTATTAGGGGTTAATCCACCATCATCTGCACGTCCTACTGGATTGTACCCCCATTGAATGTTTCTTTGCTCAGATAAGTTCTGTTCTGGGCGTGGATTTCTAAGCGATTGTGCGTCAGGGATAGCCCTTAAAGGCTCAAGTTGCGGTTCTTTCCTCTCCCACTCGTCTTTACCAACCAGAAGGCCATTCCACTCTTTTCTCATGTCTCTCAGGCGATAACGGAACCCTGAACGATCAGATATGCCGTATGCAAATTTGCCTGTAGCATATTTAGACATATCTATAATTCCTCAAATCTGGTGCAACTCTAAAGGACGCACGATCCCTATCTTCATCCATTGCACGCGTTAATTCCTCTTCATAGACCGTTTTTAGCATTTGAACACGATCTGGAGCGCGTTTTAGAGCTATATAATAGGCCAAACCAGCCGCTAAAGCAGGGTAAAAACGGAAGGGAACTTGCATAGTATTGATGTAATTATCAGCGTCATCTAGGCGTATTAAGGCATCATATAGGACCACATCGGTACTATTATCGGGTAAAGGCCACAATTTAAGCACTGGATTTATCTGTCGATCAACAAAAAACTGTGTAGGGCGTCCTGTGGTGGTTTTTGTTGGAATACTAAGATATTCGTCACGACTAATGCGACTTAAAGAGAAATCAGTGCCATCTCGCCTAACAACAAGAGATAATATGTCAATAACATCAATTCCTAAAGACTCATCACCATCTCCAGAGGTAACTGTGAAGTTTCTTTGAGCAATAGTCCACTGGTTCAAGCCACGATTGGCCCAATCAGCGAATAGAAGGTTCAAAGAGCGTTTTGCAGTCTTTAAATCATACCCTGTACGCACTTCTAAGCCGCAACGCTCAAAAGCCTCTTCAATATAATCTGCTACATCTAATTCAAAATCCTTGGAGCCTGATACAGTCATGTTATTCCTCGTTATAAAGGTTATCGAAAACCTTGTTAACATCTAGTGTATAGTCTAAATCACTTTTTGAATAGTGTATATGTTGAGATGGTTTAAAATCAGGAGCGCCTTCTCCAGTTTGAAACCAAGCAGGGTGAGTTACACGCACACGGTTATTAGGTAACGCAACAATATTACCAGTCCATTTTCCAGCATCTAATAGCTGAAGTACATGGTTTTGTTTATGTTGCGCTGGGTCATCTGCTATTTCTGATTCAGTGTAGTCTACAGTAAATAAATATTTTGCAGGATACATTTGACCATCTATTTTAGCCATCCAGGGACAAGGAGTAGTTCTATCCATAACATAAACAGAGTTATAATGAGAGGCGCAGTCCCAAGGCTGTGCATCGTATGTTTCCATTGGCTCAGGCCATTCTTCTAAAGGAATGTCACCAACAAGCGCAGTTATGGGCATACGCGCCCACATAGCACCACCATGTACTGTGTCTTCTTCTTCTCCTTCAGCCTCATTTCCAGTAAATATAACCTGAAAACTTAAACATCTATTCGGTATTGTGGTCACACCAATAACCATAGCATGGAGAAATTCGCCGTGATAACTTTCATGGTTGTGAGTATATTCACGACGAACCCATGCTTTAAAATAAGGTATATTGCTGTGCAAATAAGCCATACTTTATTTTTTAACTATTTTATAACCAGAAGGAAGAATTGCTCTTGCTGCTGTAAGTGATTTTTTACCGCCAGCCGCACCGCCTTTTGTCATGCGACGAACTTTTTTACCACCAGCAGCCCCACCTTTGGACATACGACGAATTTTCTTACCGCCCGCTGCTCCACCTTTAGACATACGACGAATTTTGCCACCAGTTCTGTTTCCTTTTTTCTTCATAGCCATGATAAACTCCTTATGATTGGCTTACAGCGCCTTTTGTACGCTTTCTTCGATTAGACATTACTTTACCACAACCTCTTGCAACAGCAGTTTGTGGTATAGTTTTTCCATTAAATTTACGTTTAGACTTTGTTTCAACAACACCGCCATTGTTCATATTGCTAACTTTTGCTTTTTTAGTGTTGGAAACCACAGTTTTACCTTTTAATCCTTCACGTTTTTTCTTTTTAGCGGTGGATGCACGTTCTTCTTTAGATAAACTTTGCGCTTTACTGCGGGGTAAACAACGATCTGGGTTCTTTTTATCTTTAGAAGTGCCGCACTTACCTTTTATCTTTCCGTCAGTGCCGACGCGAACCCAATCTTGATTTACCCAATCTTTAAGCGCACCCATTAGCTTTTCTTCTTTTTCTTACCCTTTGCGCCTTTTGCGTAATTAGGGTCTTTGCAGTATTTAGAGGCTGCCATATTTGCATAAGCGCTTGGATATGTGTCAAATGTTCTTTTAGCCCATGCTTTTCCAGAAGGGCATATTTTACTACCTTTAGATTTTTTTGAAGCAGCTCCACCTTTTCTAAAATAAGTTAAACCTCTAGGCATATCATCTTTTTTTTGAGGTGGCTTAGTAACTTGTTTTTTCATTGTACTACGACTTATTGCCATTTAACACTTCCATCTTTTACGAGCTTGACGCAAACGGCTGTTTGGATCTTTAGCCGCCTTTGGAAACTTTTTCATTTGTCCAGCAGATCTAGCGCAATATGACTTACGTCTTTTTGCATCTTTACTGCCTGGCTTTACTTTACCTGTAACAGCAGTTTTTAATTTACTGCCAGGGTTTTTTCTCCTATAAGATTTAACTCCAGCTTTAGTCATTCCCGCCCCAGACTTTGTGGGACGGAAATTTTTCTTATTGCGCTTTGGCATTTTATCAGGGCGTTTAGCCATAATCTTTCCGCATTGACATAATAATTGTATAAGTGTCTCCGCTACTATGACCTACAGTAGTAAACGAAACATCTCCTGTTTTTCCAGAGCCTGAATTATTTGTCAGACCCCCAAAATTAGTATAATCTTGATTACCACTTTGGTTTTCACCAAGTTCAATAGCCATTACATCGGTAGTTGCATCAAATAAGATACGAACTTTCATTCCAATGCACTGCCACCAAATTTTGTCAATTGTAACACCAGTACACGCTTGACCGTTAGAATTAGAGGCTAAACCACTAACATCTACTTTAACAACAGCACTTTCACCTGTTCCATCAGAAATATTAGTAAATTTTTGAACAAGCATTTTTGCGCCATCTTGAAGCGTTTGAGTCGCTACAGCATCAGCCATCTTATTCTCCTTTATAAAAGCGGTAGGGGTTTCCCCCTACCTTAATTATTAACTTGCTATGTCGTAACCAGTAATTGTAATCAACAATCTACCTGCGGTATATGCCGCGTCACCTGTTCCCTGACCTACAAGATACAAATATTGAGCTGCCGCAATATCACCACCAGCAGTTAATGTTCCTGCCGCTTGCGTTCCGCCATTGATAACTTGAGTTTCTGTTAAATCTCCAATAGCGGTGTCATTAACGCCTGTGCCTTCAGTAGCTGAGTACAAGTCAATATCAGCACCACCACCAGCGGGGGCTTCTACACATTGCATGGTTACACCAAATACTGTGCCTGTGTTAGCAGTAGTAACCTGCCCAATGTAAGCAACACCATCACCATCTTTACCAATAATATCACCTGCGGTTCCACCATCTCTAAGACCTGTTAAATCAATCATTATAGTTGTTTTAACGATATTTACATTTGTAGTAGTATCACTCTTAAAACGCTCAACTTGTGTTACATAAACAGCCGCAGTGCCTTCTATTCCTGCACTTCCAGCGGCTTCAACAGCCATTTTATTACCACTGGTAATTGTAATAGCACCTGTTGTTGCATTTTTTGTTACGGTTTCAAAACCATTTTCCGAACGGACTGGGCCGTTAAATGTAGTATTAGCCATATCAATCTCCTTGTCTAGGCAAATGTCAGCCGCCCAATGCGACTGTCAAGGTGATTGTAGAATACATCAATTAAAAAGAAAAAGAAAGGGTCAAGCGTTAATACTT